TGTTCATAATCTCGCAGCCGATCTGATACGCTTCGTAGTCAATGTACAACGTACGGCCACGGATAAAGCAGCGCACCAGTACCGTCGGATCTGAGGCAAACCCCCAGTCAGCACCAAAACGCAGCACATCATCCGGCCTGGCATCGAATTCGTCAATCTTCCAGTTCCTGAATACCCGTGCTTCGCTGTTGCGCTGGTACTCGCCCTGCCAGATGTGCATGTACTTGTCTGGATCCCGACGCTTGTCGTATTCCATTTCCTCGCGCAGCACGTCTGGAAACCACGGGTTGTCTGACCAGTTCACCTTAATGACGGCGCAATTTTCTGGCGGGTTTTCGCCCCGCAGCAGTAAATCCACTGGATCTGTCTCATTTTGCGGGTTCCAACTGAACCACAGCTCGCTACCAGGCTTGCGGATGGTCGGGCGCAGCTTGTCCAGACTGGCCTGACTCAGGCTTTGCGCCTCTTCCACCCATGCCCGATCATATCCTTCCAGTGACTTGATGCTGTCCGCAGTATGGTTTTGCATCCCTTGAAAGATGATGATCCCATTGCCGCGCTTGTTTTTGATCTGGGATTCTTGAACATCGAAGTAATCAAACAGACCCATTTGCTCAATTTTTAGCTCCAGCAGCCGCTTGACCGACTGGTTTAGCGACTTCTGCACCTCTCGCACACAGACCGACGACTGGTTAGGGTTGCAGACATGCTCCTCGATCAGCAGCTCGGCAAAGAAATGTGACTTGCCACTGCCACGGCCACCCCATGCCCCTTTGTATCGGGCTGGCTTTAATAGCGGTAGCGACCACCGCGGGGTTTTTATCTCAAGCGTCGACAACTTTCCTTACCACCTCTTCCACTTGCAATGGCCCACCGTCTGGCCCAGTGTGTGCGGTTTCATTGCGCTCAGACCAGCCAAAACGGTTCTGCATGTTGAATTTCCACGTTGTCGCTGATCCTGCTTCGCTCAGTTCCCTGCCTTTTTTCTCCCACCAGACTTGTGACAACTGTTTTGCCCTCTCCACGGCAAGGTGAAATTCTTTGTGATCCTCTTGTAATGTTTTCCATGCGGTGCTTCCAATGCCTAGTACCACCTGCATTTCGACTTGGCTTGCACCATGGTTGGCAGCCGCAAACAGTTTCGACTCCCAGTCTGGGGTCAGCGCTGCCATTGTCGTTCTGGGTCTGCCTACTTTGGCCATTATCGTAACCTCTCTGTACCTGGGTTTCTTTTACGGCTTAGCGTTTTAGCCGCAGTTTTTTCTGAATCCTTAAACGCTTTAGCTGTCGGTGCGCCTGATTCGCCTGGCTTTCTCATGCGCTCACCTGACCCAGCTTTGATGCGTTCACGTTTGGCGTGGATGTTAGCGTACAGTCCCTTAGCCATGTTTTTCCCTTAACCTTGTTAACATCGCACGACTTTGTTGAATCAATACTGTTTCTGGTGTGGCATATTCGCCATAACCAGGATAGCTGAATAACCATTCGTACTCGCCTTCGTCCAGCTCTTCAGCCATCTTTTCTACAATCTGGTTGCTAGTGTCTACAGTGTACATCCTAGCTTGGTAGCCCCCTAGCGGCAATACCTGCCCTTGCCACGCCACAATATCAATCTGCCCCCGAAGCCACGCACTGTAACTCCAAGGGCATTGCTCTCTGATCGAGCTAAAGTACTCGTCCCAATTACTTCTTGGGCGGTTTCTTACCACGTCCACGTCCTGGCATGATTAGCTCCTTTGGGTTGAAAAACTAAACTGTAACCTCTTGGTGCGGCTGTTGACTAGCCACTGAGTAAGCATAAACAGATTGTGGGCCTTTGGACGCAGGAATTTTAACCTTTTCACGGTAAACCCGCTTGTCTTTCCACAATCGCCATAGTGCTGCTTTGCATGTTGTGTTTCTGATGCCCAGCTCTTCCTGGATAATTTCTGCGGTTAGACCAGGACGTTGCGCAACAATCCCAATAATTGATTCAGTAATTGACATACAGTTTACCCTCAAAATTCAAAATGTTTAACCTCATATTTGTTGCTTTTGTTCTTTTGCCAGCCGTCTACGCGGATTCGCCAGCCTGAACGCAACATTTCTCGCAATGCATCGCTCTCCTCTATCTTCTTAATCCTGGCCGACATATTGGACTTGCTGGTCACTTGCACGGCAATTGTCTCTCCGTTACCAATGGCCAGCAGGTCGATGCAGCCAAACAGATCATGCTTGCGCTTGGTGAAACTGTTGTAATACTCCACCGTGGCTACAGTATAACCCTCAGACTCCAATAATTTGCGGCTGCGCAACGTCAGTGTCATAACAGTTTGGCCAGTGTTTCGTTTAGCGCATCCAGCTCTGTCATCTTGCGCACTCTCCACATGCCCTTTTCCCCGTGCCAGCCGTTGCGCTTTCCTCTGTGGCAGTCTGGGCATAGCGGTACGCACAAATACTGTTTGTGTTGCTCGATATGGTGCGCCTCGCTCGGCCCAGAAAGACCGCATACAGCGCAATCCATTTCCTTTATCGTGGCCAAATGTCGTCGCTCTTTTTCCGTCGGCTTATTGTTCACGCTTTATCCTTTACCTTGGAGGTGATTGTTAACATTTTTGGCTGGTATTGCGCACGCTGGGCTGCCTGGCGCATGGCCATGTCGGGTTTGTATTCCCTGTTAGGCACAAACTTTGGCGGGTTTGGCTTCGGCGGTTTCTTTTTCATACCGTCATGGCCGACTTTACAACAGCGTCCTTGAACGCAGGAAAATGCGGGTAGTCCTCTACTTTTATGCCCAGCTCTTTGCCCTTGGCCTCGATCCCTTGTGCCGTTTCGTGCCACGCACGGCCAGCCACAACGCCTGGTAGCTGCACTTCCAATTCGTCGTCCCAGCGCTCTTGCCGCAGCCATGTTGCCGGATGGGGGATAAACTTGCCGCCGTCCTTGCGCCACTGCTCCGACTGACACTGTTTCTGGATAGCCTCGACCAGTGTTTTCATGTCCGGCCGGATGTGCGCAGTTTGTAACCATGCCTTACGCGCATCGCCCTTGGCCACCTTTTTTGGATAATTTGCCCAAAACAAATCAAAGTCATTCATGCTCGACCTTTTTGCAGTCAAAATGCATAGAAGAAAATGCCTCGATGTATGCGACCAGCCTTTCTTCTGAACACGGGTAAGATACCTGAAACTGTTGCTTACAGTGGCCGCAGGAAATTGCGCCCGTCTTTGCAATCAGATAAATGTGTTCAGCAATGTCTGTGTTCATGTGTTTTCTCATTCAGCATTTCAATCGTTGCCGCATAAATCAGCACCGCGCCTAATAATCTCGCAGGCTTGTTTCTCCAGCTCTTGCACCTTCGCAACTAACTCCTGAAACTCGGCTTGCTCACTTTTCAGCATCGCAATCGTCATAGCTTGGTCAGCGGCTACTGCTTCCCAGTCTTTAAGCTCGGATAAGTGTTTTGCAAGCCTCTGGTTTTCCTCTACTAGCACTGCCATTGCGTCCCAGTCTGGGTTGAAGTCATTTTTCTGGTGCTGGTTATGGTCTTCGCTCATGTGTTTTCCTCTTTAACGTTGCTGGTTTTTCCCGACTCCCAATGCTCTGGCACATCTTTCCATTCCGTCCAACGATAAACTGGATACGGCCCACCAACGTCCATAAACTCACGATACTGAAGCCTCATTATTTTGCGTCTCATTGCCTTCGATGATGGAGGCGTGTGTTCGCAGAACCATCTCATCTCAACTCGGTTGTTCATTCTTCAATCTCCTTTGCTACATGTTTATTCCAGCAAGTGTATGCACACATACGGATTGTGGGTTCACGTTCTGGGTCTAACAAAGGTATAAGGTCTTCAATCGCCACAGCGCAAGCCTTACTTTCTGCCTGAGCCACAGCACGAGCAAACTCAACAAGGCCACGGTCAGTAAACACAATCTCGGTGCCGTTTAGCCAAGCGCCATACTCGCCTGCCATTGTTATGATTTCTTTGTCGGTCATATATCCTCCTAATAAATCATCGACATAAGCGTCACGACCCACAAAACAATAACGCAGCCCAGCGCCAGTGTTATTGCCCAGACCCATTTATCCATTCGTTGTACTCCTTGATCAGTGTCGTGCGGTCTATTTTGGTGGACTGCTGCAAATACGCAATCATTTTGTTTGCCTGAAGCTGGCTAGGCCGCGCCCTATGTATCAATCGGCTACGACATCCAGAACAATTGTGGTTGTAGGTCAAAACGCTAATCTTGCAGTATTTGCAGTTATCCATTATTCTAGCCTTGTCTCCTTAGAACCCCTCAGGTTCCTTCCCCGCTTCGGCGGGGTTTTCTTTGCGCAGCGGCAGGCTTTGATAGTAATCCCACTTGGCCTGGTATTCTGGCAGCTCAGTTGGCGGCACATACCCGTACTTGCGCCATGTGGCCATGATGTCGGTTGCGCTAGATCGGGTGTAGATCATGTCAGAATGGGATGTCATCTTGCATGTCTCCTAGTGATTGTTGCTCTGATTGCTGCGCTGGCTTTGCCTCTTTTGCCTCAGCCTTACCCGTAAACTCCAAATCTTGAATAACACCCTGCAACAGCACACCCTCTTTTCCGTCTTTGGTCTGAAACTGTTCGACATGCAGGTCGTTAATCTCAACGTAAATCAATTGACCTTTTGCCAAATGTGGCGCAAGACTTTCAGCTCGTTTGCCAAACAGTGTGCCTCTGACCCATTGGGTTTTCTTTTCCTTGCCGCCCCAGTTGTACGCAAGACTGAGCTGCAAGATGGCCATACTGCTACTGTTGTACCGCAGCTCTGGATCGTTGCCGATGCGGGTTAATCCTACTAATTTCATACTTCCTCCGATGTAATGCGGTCAAACAGCTCATCCAGTTCCCATAGGAATTGTTTGGCTTGCTCTTCAACCTGGTTGATTTCCGTTTCAGTTGGCTCATACAGTTTAATAAATAGCTGGCGGTTCGCAGGCATCCGCGGATCGAATGACACAAACCAGACTGGCCGACCCGTACATGCGGCCTGGACACACATCTGCGCCTTGTATTGCTCCGGCACTATACCGTCCAAGATATATCCCAAATGTGTGGCCGTCTTAGGGCATTTCACTTCGATGCAGCGCCCGTCCGACACCAGGCCGTCTGGCGACGCACCAAAATTCTCGATCATGGGGTGATCCACAAACCCAATGTCAGTAATCTTCAGCCCAGTCTTGGCCTCGAACGCTTCCTTGGCCATGGCTTCGTGGTCGATCCCCCATTGCATCTCAGCGGTGACGTACTTCTGGACAATGTTGTCGGTCAATCGCTCGGCCAGAATCTCAATCTTGAGATCCCGACGCGCAGCAGACTCGTTGCCGTTCTTGAGAAACGACATGGCCGCAGCCATCCTGCTGGCCGTCAGCTTGCCAGTTCTGGCGTTAAACCATGCGCCCGTGCCTTGTAGTGGATTATCAGCCCTCATTTTCGCGCCCCTTCAGTTGCTCACCCAGTTGCGCCACGACAGCCTTGATCGACTCGCGCTCAGGCTTGGTGAGTGTTGACCAGATTTGCGTCAGCTCTTTGGTGGTTTTGGCAGCCGATACCATGTTGACCAGCTCCTCGTGCGAGCGTGGTTCTGGTTCTGGTTCCATCGGCATATCCTCGCCAGCGTAGATGTACAGACCCAGACCGTGACACGCAATAGCCTTGACCAAGCAGCGCATCATGTTCTTGTTGACCTGGAACGCATCTGGCTGCTTAATAGCCTGGTTGCGATGATCCATGACTGGCAGGTGCATCGTGATTGGCTTGCCAAACGCCGTGACTGTGCAGCTCACCATCATGGTTTCGCCGTACACTTGTGGCGTATTGAATTGCCAGTTGGCTTCAGGATCAGCCCGCATAAGCTGGTCTACAGCCCAGGCCCACGACAGATAAGACAGGTTCTGTTTTTTCTCGACGTACTTGGATACGTCAATCTTGGCTAGTTTCTCAAAGTTGTTCATGTCGTCCCTTAGATAAATAATGAAAACAGTATGGCCAGTGCGCCCAGACTAACAGCAGTAATGTCCCAGCCGATATGCTTCGGCTTTGTGGACTTCAGCCATGCCTGGCGTTGTTGTGTGTGATAATCAATCATTTGCGTGTCAGCCTATAACGTGCGAATCGGGTTGATCCATCCTCGACCAGCTCCGTGCCAATGTTGTAGCCTTGGCCACGCAGCTTGAAGATGATGTCAGCCAGTCTGGTAGCGCGAAACTTCTCAAACGCCTGCCAGCTCGTAATGGTTTTGCCCTTTTTGAGATGGGCCAGTACAGCAGCGGTCTTGCTCATAATGCCTCCACAGTGATTTTGTAATGACGGCCTTGAAAGTCGATCACGTTAATGCGCTTGGTGTAAGACACCAGCTTGTCCGCAACAACGTGGTGCTTGATACCAGACACGCCCATGATGATGCCCTCTGGATCTGGTGCGTTCAGTGCTTTGCGGCATACGCTGGCCAAATAGTCGCAATAGGCTGGCAGCGCCTGAAGTTGTTGTTGCTCTTCTAACTGTTGTTGATGTTCCCAATCGTGCATGTCATTCTCCAAATTCAGCGTTGGCAAACTCAGGATCGTGCAAGCGAATCAGCGCTTTTGCTTGCTCTTCAATGTCGTACTCTGTTGCGTACCAAAGAAAATCGCCAAGGTCTTGCTCTGAGTAGTACCCAAAAAAGCCCCAGTGATTTTCCAAAACAGTCTTGGCGGCCAGTAGCATCTGCGCATCGTTTGACGGCTTGACCGCAATTGCGCCTGGGATAACCAAAGGATTGATACCAACGTCAGCCAAATACTTGTCTTGGCCAAGAACGTCCTCGGCCATGCCGATGATGTCGTCGTAAGACATTGCTGCGCACATCGGGTATTCGTTGTCATAAATGATGTAGTACATAATGATCTCCGTTTTTCTCTGGTCGGGAGTTGCTTGACCATGGAAACAGTATATATCAAAACCAGCCGATGTAAACAGTATGCACAATTATTTTTATTAGGACATACCCTAATGTGGTGTTTTGTGAACAGGTTTGATATACTGATCACGTTGCTAGCACGAGCGACAGAGACCGTTTAGGTCTGTGCCTTACCTACAGGCGACAATCTGTGGGACGTGTTAAGGGACAGAACCTAAGCGGTTTTGTTTTGGCAACCGCCAGAATCGTCGGGTGACAATACGGCAGGGT